GGCATTCTGCACATTCCGGCGGCCAAGTTGCGGCTTCAGGGGGGCGCGGTCGCGGAAGTGTCGGAGATCACGCCAGTCATTCAAAAGCAGATCGACGCGGGCCGCATCGCAGTGGTCACTGAAGATGAGCCGGCGCCGACGGAAGAGCCCGCGCCGAAACTGCCCGACCCGCCAGCGGATTTTGACAAGCTGGATGAAGCGGACGCCATCGATTACGTCGAGGACGAGACCGATCCGAAAGTCATCGAGTCCATCATGAGCGTTGAAGAACGGCCCGGCGTGCTGACCGCGCTGCGGGCCAGACTCGCGGAGACGCAGAATGCTCGCCAGTGATCTCGTCGCGCTGTTGCGGCTTGACATAGGGGACACCGCCGGGGAGATGCTCAACGACGAGTATCTCTCCCGGTGCGTGACCCGGGCCGTGTACGCCGTCAACAAAGACGTCGGAGCATCGTTCTCCATCGATGGCGGCGAACTCGCTCCCGACCCGACTGGCGAACAGCGGGAACTGCTTTTGCTGAAGTCGCACATCAACGTATGCTCGCTGATGCGCTCTATCACCGCGAACGCTTTCTCGTTCAAGAGCGGAGACAAGAGCGTTGACAAGACCAAACAGCCGTCGTTTTGGGCCGACCTTCAGGGCGACCTTGAGAAGGAATACAGGGAGCGCGCAAAGCAGTCGTCGGCTGACGGCGGCGTTGTGGACGACCCCGACAGCGGGATCATGGCCGCGCCGCCCGTGCGGCCCGCCATCTACGAACAGGGAATAATCGAGGAGCCGGATGCTGCTCTCCAATAAGGAAAAAGAGTTCATCAAGGAATGCGCGGCCGAGCTGATCGTGAGTTCCGGGCAGACGGGCAAGCGGTATGTGCCAGACCCGAAAGCGGTCAGGATTTACGGCACGGACGACGCGCCGTTTGTCTTGGACTGCGAGTTTCCGTTCGATCTGGTGGAGACGCCGCCCCAGATTCTCACCACGCAGAAGATTGACGCGGCGATATCCGTTCTGCCCGATCAGGAGATAAACGAGGGCGACCGCGTCGAGTTCGATGGAACGCAGTACAAAGCGTTGACCGTCGAGTCGTTCAATGTGTTCGGCGTCATCAGCCACAAATTGGTCATGGTTGCGAGGCTGTATCGTTGAAGAAAACCAAGTTCGGAGACTGGAACCGTCTGGAGAGGACTTTAAAAAACTGTCTTCCCGTCCAGATCGAACGAGCGCTCAACCGCGCTGCCACAAAGTGCGCTCTGCTGCTCGTGCGTGAGATTAAGAAGGGCATCGTCTCGCAGGCTCCGGGCGGCAAGAAGTTCACTCCGCTCGCGCCGGCGACCATCGTGAGAAAGGGATCGTCCAAGGCGCTCATCGACACAGGTTTTCTGCTCAACGCCATCACCCAGAAGATACAGGGCGACAAGGCTTTTGTGGGGCTTCTGAGGGGATCTCGCAACAAGGACGGAACAGAGATGGTCAACATCGGAGCCGTCATGGAGTTCGGAGCAACCATCCGGCAACCTAACGGCGCGACCATCGTCATCCCGCCGAGACCGTTCCTGCATCCGGTGATGGAAAAGCACAAAGACGAGATTAAGAAAATTTTCTCGGAGGAGATACTTGGGCTTCTTGGTTAAAGAGACAACGGAAGCTCTTGTTCTGAAACTCCAGACGGACGTGCTGGAGCGCGCCGTTGTCGTGCCGCCGAATGAATACTACGAGATAAAGCAGGTTCCGTCGCTTCTGGTCATCGGCCCGAAGATGGAAGAGAACCGCGCGAAAAGAGTATCGGAGAAGATGGTGGCAATCGACCGCGCCGCTCTTGTTTACACCGAGCGCAACTGGCCCCGTTTCTACCATCTGGATTTTGACTTTGTGCTGACGGCGTCAACCGGGATGGAACTGCTCGAACTGCAGGAGCGCCTGATTGCGTTTTTTCTGGACAACATCGCGGTGTCCGTGCCCATAGCTGTCGGGTGGGGACTTGGCCCATATGGGGTCGAGCCGTGGGGCTCGGAGGACGGCGACCTGAAGTTTTTCCTGCTTGAGATGGTTGCCATCGGCGGGCTGGATAGACCGAACTTTTCCAATCTCCGTCAGGCGGCGGGGAAATACCGAATCGAGGACGTGCCGGTCTTCGACCACGCTCTCGAGGAAGGCAAACTCGTTCTCCACCGGGATTTTGTTCTCTGCGACTTTGAGACGAAAACGCCGATGGAGACATTTTCACGATAAGGAAGCGAGGTGAATGGCATTGAAAAACGTTCTTTTGAAAAACATCTCCGGCGCGTTGCTGACAGTGAATGTGGCCAAGGGGCGCGGGCTGCACTTTCTGGCCGGAGAAACAAAAAGCGTGCCCGCGACGACGATTGAGAGTCCCGACGTGTTCCGGCTTTTCCGCAGAGGCTTCCTCGCGGTCATAGACGAAAAACCCGCCGCGCCGGAAAAGAAGAAGGGCAAATCCTGAAAGAGAGGTGATCCATTCTCATGCCCGAATATCTGTCTCCAGACATTTTTGTTGAAGAAAGAGAGAGCGCCCGGCACACCATCGAGCGGGTAAGCGCGTCGGTGGCCGCGTTTTACGGCATCGCCGAGCGTGGGCCTGTGGGCGTTCCCGTGCTCATCACAAGTTTCGCCCAGTTCCGGCGCATCTTCGGCGGCTACATTCCCAACAGCTATCTCGCATACGCCGTGGACGGGTTTTTCAAGAAGGTGAAAGGGCGCTGCTATGTGTCCCGCGTCGTTCATTACACCGACATCACGGACAAGACGACCGCGACATGCGCAACCAGCGCGACGACGCTCGGAGTAAAAGCCGTCTCCCCCGGCAAGTGGGGCGACGACATTTCCGTGAAGGTCGAGGCCGCGACGAACAAGCCCGCCGAGCATTTCAAGGTGAAGGTCTATCTGCGGGGAACGCTCGTCGAGCTGCATGACGACCTTTCGATGGACGCTGGGTCGGAAAACTACGCTCTCGAGCGCGTCAACGGAATGTCCGAACTCATTGTCGTTGAAGATTTGCTCAGCGACGCCGCGCCTCACGAAAACCGCCCCGCCGAAGGACTGTTTGCTCTGGCCAGCGGCGACGACGGCCTCGCGGACATCGGCGACACGGACTACGTGGGAAGTCAGGCGGCGCGCACGGGTGTGTTCGCGTTCGACCCCGTCGACGAGGTAAACATTCTGTCCTGTCCGGGAATAGCCACCCAGACGGTTCACAACGCGCTCTGCACTTATTCCGAACTGCGGCAGGATATTTTCGTGATCCTCGATCCGCCCGTCGGAATGAATGTGTCGGAGATTAAAGAGTACGTTCAGGACACGGCGGCGTTCAACTGCCGGTATGCCGCGCTCTACTACCCGAACATCATCATCCTCGATCCGCTCTCCCGAAGGAATAAGCTCGCGCCGCCCTCCGGCCAGCTCGCGGGCATTTACGCGAAAACGGACGTGGTGCATGGAGTGCATAAAGCTCCGGCCGGAATCGAGGACGGCAAATTCGCGGACGTCATCGGCCTTGAATACACGCTCGACAAGGGACAGCGGGACACGCTGTATCCGGCGCGCATCAATCCCATCATTAAAAAACGCGGCGTGGGTGTGGTGGCGTGGGGCAACCGCACGCTTTCGGCTCTTTCCGACTGGCGCTCGATCAACGTGCGGCGGTTGTTCCTGAACGTGGTGGAATCCATCGCCGAGGGAACCGAGTGGTCGGTGTTCAAACCTAACAATCAGGAACTGTGGAAAGACCTGACGACCACGATCACGCTCTTTTTGAAGGACTACTGGCGCGACGGCGCGTTTTTCGACGGCGGCTCCGGCAACTGGCGGGATTCGTTCTACGTCAAATGCGACGGCGAGCTGAACACGCAGGAGATCATCGACCAGTACAAGATCGTCACCGAGATCGGCATTGCGCCCACAAAGGCCGCCGAGTTCGTGATCTTCCGCGTCACGCAGTGGGACGGCGGAAGATTAATCGCTGAAAGCATCGGAGGTGTATAAACATGCCCGCACAGGCGACGGCAATAAATTATTGGGACAAGTACGCGTTCATCGTAAAGATCGACGGCGTGATCCGCGCGGCGTTCAACAAGTGTTCGGGTCTGAAGGCCGAGGCGGAGATCATTGAGTATTCCGAGGGGGGCGCGCTCACGCCGCACAAGCAGCCCGGCACGATCAAGTTCGACGACATCGAACTCGAACGCGGCATGACGGACGACGACGACCTGTACAACTGGTGGCGCGAGATTTACAACCACGCGTCCGGCACAGGGTCGGCGGACGAGCGAAAGTACAAGCGCAAGGTGACGATCATCCAGAAGGATCGCTCCGGCGCGGAACTGACCCGCTGGGTCATACCGAAAGCGTTTCCCGCGTCGTTCGAAACCGACGACTGGGACAACGAGTCCTCCGAGCACCAGATCACGAAACTGACGCTGGCGCACGAGGGATTCGAGAAAGAGTGATCAGAGTAGGTCGATGAATTCTTCTATTGTGAGATCGGCTTTTTTGACAAGAGACTGAAGAGTGCCCGGCGCAAGTTCTTTGTGTTGCGGAACGGAAAGAGCGAGAGGATGGCCTTTTTTAAAGAGGTAAACGTGATAGCCTTTCTGTCTTGCTTCGGTGAAACCTGCTTTCTGAAAAGCTTTTACGGCTTCTTTGCCGGAAATATGTGGGAGTTTCGGACTCAAATGGCACCCTCAATCTCTTGTACGACGGTTCCGAACTCGCCGCTTTCAATCCGTTCCTGGAAAACCTCAAGCCAGCCCGCAGCGGCCTCGCGGATATTGGCGAAAGCTTCGTCGCGTGTTTTTCCTTGCGACACACATCCGGGCAACAAAGGACAAGTGGCCACATACCATCCTGTTTCTTTGTCGACATTCAGAGTGATCGATAATTTCATGCTCTTCACCTCTTCATGACTAATTATAAGCCATATCGAAAGGAGTGGAAACAATCATGGAACTTTACACCGAAAAAGTAACGCTTCCGTCGGGCGTCGAGGCGACCATTCGGGAGATGACCGCCACGGAGGAAGGATTTCTCGCCAGCCAGAAGATGCTTAAATCCGGCGAGGCGTTCGAGAGGATTCTGCGCAACTGCGTGGTCGAAAAAGACATCGACATCGACGACCTGCTCGTG